GTAAGTTAGACCATCCGACGGCTCAGTGAACTGATAGCTATACTGGCCCGTGCCTACCTTGGTCATGTCTGTACCATCGGGGACAATTACCTCTCCCGTGTCGTTCCTCTTCACGCCATAAGTCCCCGTCGGGTCGGATAGTTTGGCCGACGTCACATCAGTCAACACTCCGTCCACTTCCCAGTTCTTTGTGATCGTGATCGTTCCCATGTCACTACTCGCTTCTTACCACTACGGTATCCGTCGTAATGTTGATCGTCTTCGCGCCAGCTTCCCCTGCATCGTAGATCTTTTCCCCCACCGTATCCGCAGTCCTATGCTCGGAAGCGGGTTCGTCCAAGAAGGTATCTACCAGACTAGCAACCGCTACGGTAGTCAGTGCCATCTGATCACCAGGTTTCGCCGCCGTCTTCGCCGCGTCATAGTCCGACGTCAGGCTGTAGCCAGTCTTGTCTTCGTTACTCGAAACAGTCACCTTCTCTCCATCCAACGTAGCCTTGACATCTCCACCCGCGAACTCAAGCTGATCCGTCTGTGCCTGAATCGCAGCGATGCCCGCGTTGTCCGGTGCCGTGTAATCTGCCGCTGCCAAGCGGGTTGTTATCGCAGCGTCCAGGTTGTCCAGCTTGGCCGCGCGGGCATCGGTCCAGGTGGTATCCAACAAGGCATTGTCCAGCTTTGCCATGCGTGCCGTGGTCACACCCGCGTCACTCAGAGCCGTGTCACACTCGCTGTTCACTTGCGCTGGTGTAGCCCGCGTGCTTACCGCCGCATCGAGGTTGCCGATCTTCGCTTTAACATCGTCCGCCGCTGTTTTACTTCCACCAATCTTGACAGCATCCGCCAGGGCGTACCCATCTGAATCGGTCTGTAACTTGTAGTCGGTATTCGCTAGGATCGCCCCAGCGATCCCGGTGTACGACAAAACAGCGGTGTAGGTCAGGTAAATCTGATCCACGTAGAGAGCTGTTCCAGTCTTGAGTCCCGTTCCAACGAACCGCACTCGTACTGCGTTGGTTGAACTATCTTTGTGCCGAGCGAATAGCGGAACTACCCGCACCTCATCATCCTCATTGTCGCTATTTGCCACGCCCACGAAGCCTCCTTGCAGAGGCACGACGGTTTCCCAAGCACTCGAGTTCCAATCATAAACCTGAATGTTAACACTATCCTGACCACTTGGTGTATTCCCCTCGTGAAGCCGACCCTTAATGTGCAGGCCCACCGGCACATAATCGTCGTCCAGTGTGAACTCATAGTACACATCAATCTCGCCGTCAGACGCCGTAATTATGTGGTAGGACTCGTCGAGCCCATAAGTGTCGTCAAGCGACGTATTATCGCCCTCCGTTCCGGCCGAGATCGTGCGGCTAGTAGCCACAGCTCCCACACTCGCCGCTGCTACACCAATGTCGTAGATGGCAGACAACACCTCAGACCTTACTGAATCCAGATCGGCTAATTCCAACGTGCTGCGAGAACTTACAGTGGCATCCAGATTGTCCAGTCTCTGAGCCCTCGCGTAGGTATAGTAAGCCCCATTCGCCCTACTGGAAACAGCAACATCGAGATTCCCAATCCTCGACTCCACAGTGTCAGCCGCCTCCGTACTTTCGGATATCGCCCCTACGTTGACCTGCTGCGCGTTCACCTGCACAACTGAGATGTCAACCGACGTATCACTCGCGTTGTCGCTCAACAACAGCAAAGTAAGCGAATCCTCAGAGAGGAACAAAATCTCCTTCAGATCAACTACCAGGGTGGTATCCCCTGGCTGATACGTCACGCTTTCGGACGGCCCGTAGTACACAGTTGAGTTTCGCACAACCTTCCAACGAGCCGTGATTGTCCCTCCATTACTATCCAGGCCACTAAGCAACAACTGGTGGTGCAACAGTGCGTGGGCCCCGCTTGGAGCAAAGTTCTCCAAACTACTCGGGGTCAAATCAACGCCATACTCCGACGTGATATCTGCGTTGGAGACCGTAAACGTCTGACTGTGAAACATCAGCTAAACACCCCTTCGAAAACCTGGCCTGTAGTTGGCACATTAGGCAACCCGGACACCAGGCGCATAATCGTTGACTCATCCGGCAGAACAATCTTTCTCCCATAACCAGCGGACCGGACCAACGATTCAAACAACCCGTTACTTCGATCCCGATAACCATGCCCTCCGCCACTGCTACAGGTATCTATCCCACCAACCACTCGGATAAAGTCGCCTATGTAGTCACCTGAACCGTTGTTTGCCGCATAACACCCAATAGCCGTGCTCACATAGACCCCACCACCCGAGCTCGCGAACCCATACTGAGTGTTGTTAGTAGAACGACAACCAACTAACAACATGTTGTAGCCAATGATTCCATACAAAGAATTCCCATCTGTCACACAGAACGCACGAACAGCGTAATCCCCTGCCCCGGAACCGTAGATCCCATAGTCGTTCGCATAGGCCAAACAACACGCCATCCCCGCAAACCAAGCAAACCCCTTGTCGCTGTTGTGGTCCGCTACGCTACACACAATAGACGCTTGCCCGTAAGTGCGAAAGCCAGACGCCCCATTGTGATCCCCTCGACAGTGAGAAATGGCTGAGTAGTATCCCCTATATCCTGTGGAAGTATCCCGGTTATAGAAGCCCTCCGCACCGTTGTGACAAAAACGACAGTTGAACCAGTGGTTGGCGTAAGCGTGACCGCTTGCGCCTGGAAGCACACCGCAGTCAGTCGCATTACGAAACTCTAGGTTGCGAAAGTGCCAATGCCAACCCTGATAGTACAGGCAAGTCTTTGCTGTGTTATTGGCGTCGAGTCGTGCACGGGTTCCGTCTTCGACACCTTGCCCCAAGCTGCTGTCCCAACGATACCCACGCAAGGTCCGGCGCACGTCGCTTCCTGCCGGTAGCTGAATAGGAGAGGAGAGCGTGATACCAGGCGCGGAGACGGGGTCGACTGCAATCTTCACGTAGGAATCGGCATCGTCCTGAATCGCATTGACCGCATCCTGTAACCGAGTCTCAGACAACGGCCAAGCCGCAGCCCAACTCAGGCCATCGTTCGCATCGCTTCCATCCGGTGTCAGGTAGTAGTCAGCCATATCAACTCGACGAACTCGAACAACTAGAACTGAAGCTGCTGCTAGAACCAGCCGAACCACTGCTGCTCGAACTCTCCTCCGTCGAGACCTTCAGGGTTCCACTGTCTAGCCACAGCTCACCATCACGTGCCGGATCACTGGTCGGCAAATTCGGGAAACACACCTGGCCCTTGTCTCCACACCCGAGTATGGCCCTGATTCCGGTGTAGTCGTCTGTCAACGGGCAACTAATGTCGCTACACTCAATCACAACGTCGTCCACATCCGTTGCCACGTTTTGAATCAGGTAGTCCCATCCGGCTGCCGTCTTTAGTCCAGCTAGCTTCAGTCCCTGGACCCTCTCCAGTCTGATTCCATATGCGTGCCGGAACTCTGCTCCTCCCAGTTGCACATACAATCCATTGATAACCATTCCCAGCACCTTTTCCCTCGCTCCGATTCTGAAGAGATACATATCTTCCTCAACAGTCCCAGGACCGTAAGCTCCCTCCATGTAGGTGTTGTGCCAACTAAGCACCCGGCCTGCCCGAACGTCAAATCCAATAACATTGTTCTCCACATCAAACCCGTGGAAACCGATGCCCGTAGGCGTCTGATTCTCACCAATCACAATGCCTCTGCGACAGCCATAGACAAGTCCACCAAACACCTGCAACCCATGCGACGCTTCTGCTACCAGACCATCCTCCGCATAGTTGACATGCACGTCTCTCAGCCTCCAACCGTAGGAAGCATAGTTGCCGTCTGGACCCCCCAACTTCATTCCTACGGCTGATCTACCGCCCCAACTAACACCTGACTTCGACCCATACAGGTGGAAGTCCCTGATATGACCCCAGGCGGCTTTCACCACATGCACCAGCGGATAAGTTGTATCCGCAGTTTGTGTCAGCCCAAAACCCTCTAGGCACACACCGAACCTAGTCGTACTTCCAGCAACACCAATCGAAATAGGAGGTGCCGTGGTGATACTGCTCACCAACCGAGTACCACAATACGTCCATACCGCTCCCGGAAACGTCCCAACTCCCTTCAACGCCACCCCATCCTTGTCAATCAAAACAGGCGTCTCAATAGTATGAGATCCATCAGGCAGAAGCACGACACCACCCTCATCAGGCAGGTCCGCAACTGCTGCGTTAATCTTTTCCCCGATGTCTGCCCCTGGGTAATCTAGCACGCATCGCCAGTCACTCAGGGGCCTCGGAAGTTCGCTCAACAAGCGTGATGCAGTCATGTTCGCACCTCATACAAACCAACTAGTCAGCCATGCGCCGAACCAGCACACAGCCACATCCATACACGAATTAACGACTGAATCTCCACAGTAGCCATCCTCATGCCACCACTGAAACCAAGTGACACCAGGCCCATTTTCCATCCACTCCCAAAGCATCTCCAAAGCCAAAGACAAAGCAATTGAAACAACAGACGGCGCACCCAGACCACGAAAGATTGCATAGAAAACGATACCATGCCCGAAGTGTGTGAACGACCAGCCATCCAACAAACGCTGACTTCCTCCTCCGCTCCAAAAAGGACGCTCCAACCCTTCATACAACAACAAGCCGTGTATCGCAATGAACACCAAACCGGCAACAAACAGTCCTACATGTACCATATCTTCCACCAGATCCACTTAACGACCCACACGACAAACTCCCACCACGTCACCGGCGGGTTGTGTTTCAGTGTGTATGGTAATTTTCTTTGCTTCATTTCTCCCGCGCCCAATCCGGAAACAATTCGCTCAAACGCACTAGCCTCACTGGATATCCTGTCACCTTGTACCACAAAAACTGCCTTACATGCTTAACTCCCTTACTCAACTCACTTATCCACTGAGGAGGCTCCGGCCCAAATCCTGACCACGGCAACCTCGGCCTGCCCTTCCGCACTTCATACTCCCATAGCAAATCACAAGGAGTCGTGCGAGCCCCTTTGCCAGAGCCCAGGTTAACCTGCCATGCAACCGCATCGACAAATTCCGAGCAGTGCATCCAACGCCGCAGACAGAACAAGTAGTTGAGGAACAACCCATACTTAATGCCCGACTGATCCACCAGCCAATCAGCCACACCGCGAGCAATGACTTTCCGTTCCTCTGGAATCTCAACAGGCGGCTCTATCCACTTGTGATCGATACCTCCCCAATACCTGGCCCACGGCAAGCTCTCCCAGTGTGGAATTATAACCTCGTTGTACTCCTCCCACGAGTGCCGCTGCGGCCCGCTCTTACTGAACGGCTCTCCAATCTTCGGGTGGCTATGATACACATATGGCTCACCCTTGTAGTCGATCCTAATCGCCACGTGGGTGTAAGGACAACCGCCCCACCATGCAATGAACTTGTCGATAACCACAGGCACCATATGACGCATAACAGCCAGACTGAACTCAGGCGGTGGTTTAGCCATGTTCTCTCCTTCCATTATACATAACCACATCCATCAGTAATAATGACTGGGGGATCGCCTTTCTTCAACAACTTTGCCACATAACTCAACTCCGAATCACCTTTCACCTCATCAATCACCTTTTCTACCAACTCAGCATCCGCTTCCCCCTCATCCAAAAACTCAAGCAACGCCGATCCGGCTTTCTCCCGCATCTCAATGATTCCCTTGTTCGTAGCAAAATCGCCCAGCCATTTCCCGTCCGCGTCCTCAAGCCAATAACTCACAGTCCTTCCCTTTCACTCAGACAACAACTTCTTCAACTCAGCCACCGTTACTTTCCTCATTGACCTCAGCCGAAAAGCTCCCACTCCCTCGCGGTAGTAATACTTCCTGCGACCGCCTCTGACATCAATAGCCACTGTGTGCATCTTCAACCCTCGACGCTTTGCCTCGGCCTCCTTACGCCGGCGAGACGATGGATGTACAGTGATCTTGTCATTGTTGTTGTCCATCACAGTCTTCACTTCGATGCCGTGCCTACCGACAATCACATCGAATGGCTTGTTATCCCCCTCATCTCGACCTCCAATAACCTTCGCCAACCTCGCTTGCTCCGCCTCCCCCCTCCTTTGCTTCTCCTTCGTGCTTGGCTTATGTGTTCTCTTCGCTCTCTCCGACCGCGCGCGGGAGCCTTGCGATTCTCGCCGGGACGTGCCCCGACGAGTTGTGCCCCGCTCACCTTGTCTGCTAGGCCCTGTAGTGAAACGGCCGGTGCGAGGATCGCGATAAGGGTTATACTTCCGAAGGAGATCGGCTAGCTCTCTTGCTACGTCCGTCAGTAGCTGATTAAAACTAACCTCAGTCATCCGTTGCATATCTCCTAATCGCATCAACACCTACGAACCAATGTCAGACACACTCCCTCCTCATTCACACCCTACTACCTCCCCACAAACTGGACAATCGATCGTCAGTTCTCTTAGGCCAGTTAGCTGAGGCCTTATCGGAATCAAAATCGAACACCTTCTTCGCCTTCGCCCCCTCCAACCTCTCCCAAAAAAGGTCCTCCGACTCAATGTTTTGCGAGCCATACACGAACCCAGCCCTGAATAAACCCCTTCCCGACACGACCACCTCCTTCTCGCTTGCGCAGCCAATGCCAGTCATGTAAGTAGAAAGCACCCTGCTTCTGGGTATCCTCATAACTGCAACGGCCGGAGTGCGAGTGATGGTATCTTCGGCAAAGCTCTTTGCCGTCTCATAATCGGTAGTGAACGACGAGGCTGGTGACGTACCAGTTTGAGTATATCCAGCAGGCTTCTCCTGCTTCACCCTGACCCCTCGATACAATACCAACTCCTCAATCCCTCTAGCCTCCAACTCCCTTTGGGTGTGGTCATACACCGACCTAACGAATCCACGAATCACATCTTCATCCTCCGACCACACCTCCTCCAACCTCTTTCTCACAAGTGAATTCTCCCTGGCCTCGCGCGGATACGAATTTCCACCTAATTCCTTCGCAGCAGCGCGCTGTAATGCCAGCGACAACGGAATCCCACCCGAGTCCACCGCCCATGCGTCAATCAGCAAACCAACCACCTGCTGCTCGGGGGGCAGTCCCTTCAAAGTTTCCCTGATCTCGTACGCATCATCCTCCCCAATCAAATCACTCAACTCCCACTCCTCCATCCACCTCCTCGCCACCTGAGCGAGCCTCTCCCGGCCCACCTTCTCCTCTAGTGTGGCACCCAAATTCTCTACCACCTCAGCCTTGAGCTTCCCACGCCCCTCCTCCGTGTCTAAATCACCAACTCGGCCCTCCACCTCCTCTCGCCACTTCCCCATCACCTCCTGAGTGTGAGAGGTGTCCGTCCTCGAAGGGGAGAATGTAAACCTCCCCGTTCGAGGATCGTGGTAGGGGTTGTATTTCCGAAGGAGGTCGGCTAGCTCTCTTGCTACGTCCGTCAGTAGCTGATTAAAACTAACCTCAGTCATCCGTTGCATATCTCCTAATCGCATCAACACCTACGAACCAACACCAGTACCAACATCCGTCGCGCTTCTCCCACACAATGAGAGTGGGCACAACTTCTACTCCATACTTTTTGCAGTGCTCTCTGTGCTTGTCAAAATCCCACCTCCATAACTCCCCCTTCTCCTTCAACTTGGAAACGTATGGCTCGATCTGTTTGCACGATCCGCACCACTCCGCCGTAACTAAAGCCTGCACAACTTCGGCTTCGTTTTCCTTCCCTCGTGATTCGACTACACCAACAATGCAAAACACCACCACAAAAACAACCGCTAGCCACGTCCACTCATCACCGTTCATGTTCCGTCTCCCTTGTGATGCCTTTATCAATAAGGAACCGGCGCACGGCTCGACGCAATCTCCATCGTGCTAGGAACGGCAGCCATACCGGCGTTCCTCCAAAGGACAACTCGACGTGCCATCCAACAAACCCACATGCGCGTAGATCCACATGATTCGCCAAGGACCATTAGCCAATCCCTCTCCACTAACAGTCCACTTGTGTGGTTCCTCGCGCATACTGCGAGACAGCAAATGCACCAACCGCCTAGCTTTTCTTCGCAACGTCATTTCGTGCCCTTTGCTCAAAAGTCAACAACTCACTACTCATCCTCACTCGCAAGCTCCTTCAGTGACTTCACCCGTATCCTCTCCCGCTCAGCGAAACACTCGCTAGGCTTCACCTTGGCGTCGAGCAGGAACGTCAGCCTCTCCTTGACAATCCACTCCTTGATTCTCGGGATGGGTACAAGCCATCCCATGTGCGTGACCGGCTGTGTCGTAGCCGGATTCAGCCATAGACCTTGCACCCTGGACGGCACGCCCGCGAAGTAGTAGTTGCCTTTGTGCTCAATGAAGATCGCACCTCCACTATTCCCAAAGCAGATCTGAGCCGTGCTCATCCAATAGGTCTTGCGCTCAATCACCTCGTTCATGTAGCTAATCGTTCCCTCAGTCGCAATCGGCGGGTGGAGCAACGTGCAACCGACAGCCCAACAAGGCGTGAAGATATGCACCTCAGCCTCATCCGGCAACAAACGCGCCACGTAATCAAACTTGTGTGCCGTCCTCAATCGCAGCAGTGCTAGATCCTCCTCCTTATCCCGCGCCACAATGTCGGCCACGCAAGTGTCCGTGATGTCCTGGACGCTGCCCTCAGCATAGCGGAACACCTCGACCTTAACCGGCTCCCTGACCTCCTGCTTCACGTCCCTCTGGAGCAAACTACTCCATCGCTCCTCAACCCTAACCGCGTCTTCAATGACATGATTGTTCGTGAGGACGTATGTCTGACAACCATCTCCGCGATCCTCGCTGTAGAGGATCGTCCCACTGCCACCGCCGTCCTCCACGGTTACCCGAACCACTGGGTACAACATTTGCTCGTGCTTCTTCCGCACGTCCTCAGGTGGAGCCGCTGCAACCTCACTCGCCACCAGAATCCACGCCACCGTCCATAGCAGCAATCGTTTCATGACTGACCTCCTCAAGAATACGTTGAACCATCATCATTAGTGTATCGTTGAGCTGCTTACTATCCTCCCTGCGACCAACCTCCCACGCCTCTAGACGCTCCCGAAACTCGGCCAACGCCTTGGCGTGAGTCTCGGCCACATCCTTCATAGCCTGGTGGTAGCCAGGCAGCACTTTGAGCAGTAGTATCACCACCACCACAGCCAGCAGCGTCATGCCTCCCCCCTGTAGTAATACGTCATACAGAGGGTTGCCCGTCGCCTCACCCAGTAACATCATACCTACACCTGCAAGCAACACCGATGCGTGCCGTACCATTAACCTTGAACCTCCCGACTAGTCTGGTCAACCTTCTCCCAACTGACTGTCCTACCTCCTCGACAAAGCAATGCAACCCCTGCTTCACATGATGTTCTCTCGGGCGACTCATCTCCACATCGTCAAAGATCAGCCAACCACCCACCCTCAGCAACTGGAAGCTATATCTCGCATCGCTCAGGACAGCCAACTCCTCATGGTTCCCGTCGATGTAAACCACATCGACCTCTCCCCTCCGCACACCAGCAAACCCCTTAGACACCATCCTATCCAACACCATGCAAGACAAAGCACGAAGGACAGTACACTTGCCTCTATCGACCCACGGCTTCAGATTGCGGAGTGCCCTCAGCCTGACCTGTTCGATCTTCTCCTCGGACCACTTAGGCGGCATCATCAGCCAAGGGTCAATACACACCAACTTGCTCTTCGGGTGGGTTAGTATATTCTCCAGTACCCATACGGTTGATTGGCCTTCGAACACCCCAATCTCCAGCCACGTGATCGGTCTGTCCTTCCAGACCGGAAGCACAAACTGCTCAAACGTAGCCTTATTCCGTCGGCGAAACCAATTCCGCGTGAACTCGTACTCGTAACTCACCCCTCCCCTCCCCTAGAGCGCAGGCACTTAGTACATTCCTCCACCAACCTCTGCGTCATTGGCCTTTCCTCTTTCCCCAGGGTTACTCGCAATCTCGTCTCGGGGATCTTCATGCCCAAAAACTCCTCCACACGCACGACAAGACCGTGTCGCTCAAACTCACGCAGGACTTGCATAGCCGTCTGAATCAGTCCCTCGCGAGTCCACTCATTACGCACTTTTTCACCCATCACTTACTCCACACTACTGAACGGAACGCATACGCACCAAAGCCAAGCTGAATCCTGCTCTTATGCAGAGTACCAAAGCCATTACGACCCCACTCCTCACCCCAACTATTCTTGAACTCAAGCATTGTTTCACTAAGAAGCTGGGTGGCGAACACAGCATGAGCATCATAGCCAAAATAGACAGGCCATCCACGCAACAGCGCCGTTCCAAACTCCTCCCAATCGGTCACAAGATAGTATTCCAACAGGCGATACTTGAGAGCCTCGCGCTTAGCTTCCTCAGACGGCTCGGTGTTCCATCCCATAGACCGAGGCCACACGTCCATCGGAGCGATGCCATAGCGCAGGATGTATTCCAAGTTGTCCTCGAGCGTACTGCCTCGATCAAATCCACCCGACGTGTACCAATAGATAGACCAGGGGTTGAGCTTGACTCGCGGCAGACCCATCAACTCGCGCAGACACATAACGATCCCCGTGGGTGACTCCGCTGCGCAGGAACCAATCCCGTCCTGATCCAGCGTTGTCCATACACATCGCTCCAGATCCACGGGTTTCTTGACCTGTAGATACTTACTCCACTCGGAGACAGGGATTACATCAAATGCCTCGCGGAGGGTAGGCACCACGTTCAGCCGAGGCGGCCGCAGAATCAAGCCCTTTTTCCTGCCTGGAGGAGGCGTGTTTGCCAACTCCCAACTCAGAGCCTCCAACTCGTCCTGCAAAGCCAGGTCACGGTGCCTCTGCTCGAACGGCAACCTGAGGTAGTCTTCCCTTACCCGCAAATATCGATCAACGTCCATCACTTGCTCCCCTCAACAAATTCAACTAAAGCATCGGCCGTTGGAGGTAGCTGTCCCTTTGCTACCACCTTACCCTCACGAACCACGTACACATACGGAAGGCCAGACTTCACTGCCTCCGGCAACAAAGACTCCAACCAATCTGGCGTCTGGCCATCAACAT